AAGTAGTTGGTCGTGAGATGACCAGTAAGGTTGGCTTAGATTCAGCAGAAGCTGTTAAATCACTCAAGCAGTTAACCGCTGAGGTTAAAGCTAACACTAGTGGATGGAAAGCCCAAGAGACGGCATTGAAGTCAGCGGGTGAGTATCAAAAGGCCGCAGCGGCTAGGGTAGACGGACTAGCTAAATCAATGGAAATGCAGAAGGCTAAAATTGATGAGTTAAAGTCCCGCCAATCAGGCCTAAATAGAGATACTAAAAGCGGTGAAGAACAATATTTAAAGCTGACTGACCAGATTAACAAGGCTAGTCGGTCATATGACAGTATGGGTGGTCAGTTAGACCGGGCTAAGTCAAAATTACAGTATTATAATAGCGGACTTGCAGACTTACAAAAAGGTTATAAACAGAGTACAGCTTTAAGTGAATCCTATGTGAAGCGCCTAGAAGCCGAGGGTAAGTCAGCCGAAGCTAACAAGGCTCGTTTAGGTGGTTTAAAACAGGCCTATTCGAACATGGAAGCCCAGTACAAGGCGCAAACTAACGAACTGGAACGGATTAAGACGGCCAGTGGTGCTACTAGTGATGCTTATAAACGTCAGCAAGTGCGGGTTAATGAGACTGCCACAAGCATGGCTAAGCTCAAAAGTGAAACTAATGAATTAGATTCAGCCATGAAGAAGTCTAATGCTAGTGGCTTCACTAGGATGCTAGATTCCGCCAAGTCTAAACTAGGCTTAGTCCGAGATGAAGAAAAGAAAACTAAGGACGATACCAAACATTTTGCCATTGGAGCTGCGATTGGTAACACAATTAGTAACGCTGCTTCTAGTGCAATAGGCTACATTAAAGGAGTTACCAAACAAGGTTATGAACTAGCCGAAGCTGGAGGCACGATCAAGAAGCAGTGGACAAACTTAGGTTTATCCGATGCAGATGCAACTAAAATGACCAAGCAAATTGGTGATATTAGAAGTAAGGCGAACATGTCCGGCGGCGCTATTGATCAAATGCAAAAGAAATTCTATGCGATGACCAACAGCACCACTAAAGCTCGTGACATGACCGAGGTATTAGCTAGTTATGGTTCAGCCGCAGGTAAATCCGGCGACCAGATAGCCCAGTTGAGTAAAGGGGTAGCCAAGTTAAGTGGTAGTTCTAAAGTAACAGCCAGCCTATTTAAGCGTAACTTTAGCCAAGTACCTGAACTGCAAAAGGCCATCATTAAAGCTAGTGGTATGTCAACAGATGCCTTTAACAAGCAGTTGGCAGCCGGTAAAATTACTGGTACTCAATTGCAAGGCTATATGGTCAAGGCTGCTAAAACAAGTGGTAAAGCATGGTCAGAGTTTGGTGATACGACTAAAGGTAAGATGGCCGCCATTCAAGGTACTTACACTAACTTGAAAGTTGCGTTTGCCAAACCTTTAGTTGCTGGTGTCGAAAAGGCTATTGATGGAATTTCTGAAAAGAAGGGTGCTTTAGATAACGTTAAGAAGTCTTTAACCGGTCTAGTTGGCACACTTGGTAAGAAAACTGGACAGTATGTCGGTAACGTTATTAGTTTCTTAGCCAAGAATGAAAAGCCAATCGAGAAGACTGGCGGTGCAATTGCTAGCATTGTTGGCAGTCTAGCTAAGGGTGTATGGTCAGCTATAGCTGGTACTTTAAAGCTGATTGGCGGTCATTCTAAGGACGCCTCAAAAGGTATGAGTGGAGTGGCCTCAGCTACTGCAGCCATTGCCAAGCATAAAGGCGCCATTGAGACTTTAGGTAAAGCTATTATAACTTATTTTGCCATTTCTAAACTAGCGGGTATTGGTAAGGCATTCTTAGGGATTGCTGGTGGTGTTGGAAAAACAATTGACTTTATTAGGTCGCTAAGCAAGGAAAAAAGGCTAGCTGCTAAAGCTGATAAAGAAGAAACGGCCGCTCAATGGTTGCTCAACGCAGCCATGGACGCTAACCCAATTGGAATCGCTGTGGTTGCCTTGGGTGCTTTGACAGCTGGACTAGTGTTAGCTTACAAGCACATTAAGCCATTCCGTGAATGGGTTAACAAGGCATTCAAATCAGTGGTTAACTTTGGCAAAGGTATCGCTAAATGGGGTTCAAATATTGGCAAGTCGATAAGTCGAACGCTAGGCAACATATCGAAGAAGTGGAATGGCTTTAAAAATAGTTTTAGAAAGAGCTGGAACAGCCACTGGTCAGCCATGGGTAAGTCGCTCAGGAATAACTGGAACAGTTCGTTGAAACACACTAAAGAGTTCTTTAGTAGTGTTGGCAAGAAGTGGGACGGTTGGAAGTCTAGCTTTAGGAAGAGCTGGTCAAGTCACTGGAATGCTACGACTAGTAACTTGCATAGTGCATGGGATAAATCTTACAAACATACTAAGTCATTCTTTTCTAGTATGGGTAGTAAGTGGGCTGGCTGGAAAAAGAGCTGGTCGCATAGTTGGAATAACCACTGGGACACCATGCGGTCTAACCTGCATAGTTACTGGGACAAAGACCTAGGCCATACTAAAGTATTTGGCAAGTCAATGAATGGCTGGTTATCAACATTTAAAAATTCATTCAAATCAGGCTGGTCTAGCTTAGGTACTGGTGTTGAGAATATCTTCAAAGGTCTTTGGAATAATCTAAAGAAGCTTGCTAGAGATGGCATGAACGATGTTATCGACCTTATCAATAGCGGGATTAATGCGGTTGATAGTGTTATCCATGCGTTCGGTGGTAAGAGCAAGACGATCGGTGATTTAAGCCATGTTCATTTTGCCACTGGTACTGGTATGTTTAGTGGGTCACGTAACCCGATTACACGCCCTACTATGGCAATGTTAAATGATGGTAATGATAGCCCTCAAACTGGCAACAAAGAAATGATTATGCTACCTAACGGTGACTCAGGAATTGTTCAAGGTCGTAACACTAAGATGCTGTTACCAGCTGGTACAGAGGTATTGAATGCTAGTGAAACGGCCATGTTAATGAGTATGCAGGGCGTGACTAAGTATGCCAAAGGGACTGGATTCTTTGGTGATATTTTAAACAGTGTTACTAGTGGTATCTCAGGTGTCGCTAGTTGGGTTGGTAAAAAAGTTGGTAGTTTAGAGAAGTTCTTCAAGACTGCCACTAACATCATTGCTCATCCAATTAAATCACTCGAAAACTTGTTTAGCTGGTCTTCTAAGGGCGTTTCAGGTGTCATGAGTAACATTGGCCACGGCCTATTTAACGGCGTTGAGAAGCAAGCTAAGACGTGGTGGTCTACATTATGGGGTATGGTTAACTTAAGCGGAGATGGTTCATACGGTGGAGGTTGGCAATCCCCAGGTAGTGGCTGGACACACACTGATGGGTTTGGTTCACCTCGTGGCGGTGGTGTTCACGATGGTAATGACTTTTCTGCAAGCGTAGGAACTCCATTCCACGCAATGCACGGTGGCACGGTTATCCGTGTCGGTGGCGCTCCATCTGGATGGGGTCCTGTTGGTTATAACATCGTTACTCGGGATTCAACTGGTAAAGAAATTATTTACCAAGAATTTGGGAATGCACAAGACGTTAAGGTTCATCAAGGACAGCATGTTAAGACTGGTGATATTTTAGGTAAACTAGGACGTTCAGGTCTTGGAACTGGGCCTCACTTACACGTTGGTTTAACAAACGGTGGTTCAGTTTGGGGCAGAAATGGTATGAGCACCGCAGGCTGGTTAGACATTACCAAACAACATGGTAAAGATAAAGGTTCTGATGCTGATAGTGATACCAATAACTCCCTCCAAAATACTATCAAGAAGCAAGTCGGTGGTGGATTCTGGAAGTTTATCAGTAAAATTGCCAGCATGTTTGGCGACGATGGTGGAAGTGGTGATCCAGGTGGTTCAGGTGTGCAGCGTTGGAAATCTGACGTTAAAAGTGCATTGGGCAAGCTTGGGCTTTCAACCAGTGCAAGCATGGTTAATCGAGTGTTACGTCAAATAAATACAGAATCTGGTGGTAATCCTAAAGCTATGGGTGGTACTGACGGTTTAGCTGACGGACATGCAGAAGGATTGATGCAAGTTAAGCCCGGAACATTTAGTGCCTATCATTTAAGCGGTCATAACGATATCTGGAACGGATATGACAATATGCTAGCTGGTTTAAACTATGCAAAACATCGGTATGGTAGCGGACTAAGTTTCCTTGGAAACGGGCATGGATATGAGAACGGTGGCATTATCAATACTAACCAGTTGATTGAAGTCGCTGAACATAACAAACCCGAAATGGTACTGCCATTGACTAATAAGAGTCGGGCTAACCAATTGATCACACAGGCTAATCAAATTGTAAATGGTAGCAATGATAGCCATACTACATCTACTAATAGTGAAAGTAATAAAAAGCTTGATAAACTAATCAGCTTAATGTCTGCCATCTTAGGCAACATGGGTAATGTACAAGCGGTTATTGCTAAATCTGACGTGGTTAATGCCGTTAAATCGGATAATAAGACAGCTTCACAGTATAGCCAAATGATGGGGTACTAATATCCCAGTCAATCAAAGGGTTGTCCTTAATTGGACACCCTTTTTACATAACTAAACTTAAAAGGAGGTTAAATCGTGACCTTACAACGAGATGATTTTGAATATGCGGGCTTGAATAGTCGGGACGATTTACAGGTCGAGATGGGTAACGTGGTTTTACCTAGTGCACCGGCCATGGCTGAACAGGTGACTGATATACC